CAGTACCTCTTTAATAGACTAAAGATAAGCGATCTCGACATACTAGAAGCTCAACAGCAGGGCCTCATTATTACAGAAGGAACTCTAGTAACGCCAGACGATGCTTTAAATTCAGGGCATGGACGTGTTCTATTCCGAAAAAAAGGATCTTCTCCCGAAGACATACAACCGATGGACATACGCCCGCCGTCCCCTGTTATGCTACAGATGGAAGAGCTTTTGCAGAATATGGTATACCGTATTGCCGGAGTTGACCCCGCAGCTATGGGGATTGATGTTGATGATAAAGCCGGCATTATAACAATGATGCGCCAAGCGGCTACAGCAAGGAACCTACAGCGCCTGTTTGATCAGATGGACTTCATGCAGAGACAAGCAGGAGATATCATCACAGAAATGATTCAGAAGAATTGGACATTCACTAAAATTAAAAACGTACTTGGTGAAGAGCCTACTCCGGAGTTTGATAACAAGCTATTTTTCAAGTATGGATGCAAGGTAATTCAAGCAGCTCTTACAGAAACACAGCAACAGCTTGAGCTTTCACAGATACTTGAGCTTCAAAAGATGTATCCGCACCTTAATCTGTCAGATGAAGTAATCGACACTATGATGATTCAGAATAAGGATAAACTTAAAGAGAAACTAAATGCGCAATCTCAAGCTAAGCAAGAGCAAGAACAGAAGATGGCAGAACTTCAAATGCAACAGATGCAAGTAGACAACGAGACTAAGCTATCTTATGCAGAGTCACAAAGAGGACTTGCAGCGGAAAGAATAGCTAGGATTGAAACTGATATGGCAGTTGCTCAAGATAAGATAAAACGCGCTCACACACAAGACACAGAAAGTTTAGTAAACGTGCTGAAAGCCATCAAAGAGCTAGAGGGCTTAGACTTAAATCAGCTAGAGCAAAAGATAAGAATGCTACAAAGTTTACAACCGGATGTTATGCAAACGCCCACCGTTGTTGAAGAAAAAGAAGTGTTAGTTTAAATTTATAATGTACACAAACCTAGGAGTACATATGGAAAGTTCATATAGAGATATCAAAGATTGGTCAAACACAGATAAGCCAATAACAAAAGACTACCAACCATCAAACAAAGAGTTTGCTGGGATGGGTGGTGAGACGTTAAATTATATCGGAAGACGCGACCGCACACAAAATGCGGCTGCATCAAAAGTACGCTCACAGGAGTACCGTGGAAGATATAGTTAGTAAGATTGACCCTACGCGTAATACTGTAGGGTCAATTTATAGAGAAGCGGCTTTAAACAATACCGATGAGTATGTCATCAATGGTGATCTTACGCATGAGCTTATGAAGTCGTTTGTATTTGATCTTAATGAGACTATAGCCTCTGACCCTTTCGATGGCAGAGAGTTCTATATTACCGTCTATGAGAAGAAAGACCTTCAGATGAATAGGGCAATACTACGTCGTCTTTACAAATCCCTCTATAGACCTTATCCTGAAGCTGACACAGTCGTTTTCTATGTTAATCCAAAGACTAACAAAGTTAAGTTCTGCTGGTGCCTCCCCCATCAGCATCAGATGGATGATGTCCTCATGAACTTCACCCTCTATGACAAGAACTACGTCTCCGATGTGCAAGCTTGGAAAGCGGTAAACTTAAAACATTTTGGGTTTGATAAAATAGATGATCAACTCGTTCCTTCATTAGAAAATAACGATAAGCCTGTTAATTTCTTGGAAACAACCGTTTCTGTTTGACAAAATAAATTACTACTAATAGATTTGTGTTGGTTGTATAACGTCTCACCAACGTAATGGTTGTATAACGTCTCACCAACGTAAAGGAGAAATGAGATTGGAAGAAGCAGAGAATAGCGTAAATGAAGAGGTCGCGCCTCAAGTAGCCGAATCCGAACCTCAGCAAGAGCAAGCCGATTTACAAGAGAAGAATTGGCGTGAAATGCGTAGAAAGCAGGCAGAACTGGAGCAAGGGATAAGAGAGCGCGATGATTTTATTCGAAACAACTTTGTAGCTCAGCAGCAGCAACAGATGGTTAAAGAACCGGAAGAGCCGGAAGAACCAGATGATGAGTACATAAATAAGGGTCGAGTGAAGCGCGTAGCTCAAAAATCTATTGAGCCTCTTAAAAAGGAAATAGACGATTTAAAGAAAGAGCTTGCTAACAAAAGAAAGCAAGACAGATTTAATTCGCTAAAGAATAAATTTCCTGATTTTGATGAAGTTGTGAATGCTGAAACCATAGCTCTTTTTGAACAAAAAGACCCGGAATTAGCCGAGCAGTTAGCTAAGAACACAGACCCTTACGAGATTGGTTTACAGTCATATAAATATATTAAGTATTCCGGTATTTTAGAAGAAGTTCCTGGGAAGAGAAGACGGAAGGAAGTAGAGGAAAAGATAGAAAAGAACTCTAAGTCTGTACCCTCTCCTCAAGCTTACGATAAGAGACCCATGGCACAAGCCTTTAAAATGTCGAGAGCTGAACAAACGCAGATACTTAACGAAATGATGGAGTGCGCCAACCAAGCAAGCTTTGTTCCTGGCTTATAGCTAATTCCATAATTATGGAGTTTCCATGACAGTTGGAATTAACACCTTACCGCCGCAAATCCAGCAGCGGTATAATCAAAAGTTGTTGTTAACTCCCGAGCGCAATCTGATTCACAATCTTTTTGCTTCTCCGGTAGAGCTACCAGACAACCAAGGTTTCATCGATAGACAATCACGGTATGAAAGATTAGATCTTTTCCCTGTGCCTTTAGATGATGCGCAAAACAATCCTCCAGCTCAACAGCTGAATAGGGTTGATGTCGACTGTCGCGTTAGAGTGTATGCCACATACATCTCCTTAACGAGACAAGTTACAATCACAAACGAAGATCCCGTACTTAACTCAGCAGCAGCACGTTTAGGCCAAGCGCTAAGAGAAACGCAAGACGTTCTACAGCGTGACAACCTAGAGGCTACAGCTTCCGTCGTGAATTCTGTAGGCGGAAATAACGGCGATGTTCCAACAGAAATGGCTCTTTCAGATGTTGATGATGTAACTAGTGTCCTTCAGCAAAACGATGGCGAATACATCATGGTGAAAATCCCTGGCGAGGATCGCTATGCGACATCACCAGTGGGTGACGCCTATGGTTGCATGCTAACTGCTAGAATGATTCCTGTTATGAATGGAATAGATGGATTTATCCGCAAACAATTTTACCCAAATATCAATGACACGTTGCAGAGCGAATGGGGAGCTGTGAATAACACACGTTTCTTTATTTCCTCTCAAGGTTCCGTTACACCAAATGGTTCCGTCTTAGGCAATGATGTTGCTAACTGCTTCATCACAGCAAAAGAAGGCTATAAGGTTGTTTGGCAAGCCGGAGGTAAAGCTAAATTTATTTACCTTCCACCTGGATATAACAATGACCCATGTATGTTAAGACATACAGCCGGTTGTTCTACATATCAAGGACAATGTATTACTAACGACTTGTGGGTACAGAACCTACGATCAACCGGAATTTAAGGAGGATATATGACTTTTGAAGCTAGATATAGCGGAAGCTTTACCTCCGCAAGCCCGGCAGCAAGACACGATGTTGTTTTGCCACAGGGACAGCCTGATTATTTCCGTATCAGGAATAGAACAGCCTGGGGCGATGATGCTGCAGAGACATCCGTTGAAGCTAACTGGTGGAATGGTATGGCATTTGATGCCGGACAGACTATTGATCAAGCGGTAACGAGTGGTATTTTATCAAGTGAAGCTATTACTACTAATGGTTTCAGATTTATTGATACAGCAAATCCACCCGTTTTTGCTGCATTAGCTCAGACTAACATCACTTTAGCAAATCCAGGTGTAGTATCGATGACTAACACTGGGTCAATTGCCGTTGGTGATGTTGTTCGATTAGACAATACAACAGGTCAACTTCAAACATCAGGATATGATATTGAAGTAACAGCGGTAACATCTAATACAAGCATTACCCTAAACCTTGACACCACTAACTTTGCGGCTGTAGGAACAGCTGGTAACGTTCGTTTGATCATCCCAAACAGATTCTATCCTAGATATAGGTACATCATGCCTTTAGCTGGAGCTGTTGGGATTACTCAAGCGGTTAATGCTGTTGTTTCCATGACTGTAGCTCATGATTTTACAGTGGGAGAGAAAGTATCCTTAAGAGTAACGTCTGACTATGGAATGTTAGAGGCAAATAACAAGACTGCGACTGTGTTGTCAGTTACAACATATACTGTAACACTAGACCTTGACACATCAGGGTTTACGGCATTTTTACCGCCAACATCTGCGGTTTATGCAGCAGGTGTAAGTCAAGCTCAGATATTACCAGCCGGAGCAGGTCCTGAGGTTGGAGCAAACCCTCCTGGCGTTCCTGTAACTGCAGCGTTTGATAACAGAAACCGATTTGTGATGCGTATTGGAACTAGCGTAATCACTAGCGCTACAGCTGTTTACGATTGGGAAGCATTTTATTCAACAAAAAATACTGCTGAATAAATAGTGAGCTTTCGATAAAAAATAGGGGGAGAAATCCCCCTCCTATTAGGAGAAAAAATGAGAGTAACAGAATATAATAAGTCAATTAAGAAAACGAAGCCCAAGGCTGAAGTTGAAGAGATGCTCAAAAAGCTACGTAAAGAGCATGACAAGTTAGTGAAAGGCCAGTTTGAATTTGTAGATGCTCAAGGCGGATGGATAGATTTCACATACAGATTTTTCCCCGATGAGCCGATACAAACATATCACTTTACTCATGGAGAGATCTGCGAAATCCCTATGGGCATAGTAAAGCACCTGAACAACACTAAGAAGAAAGTAAGAAGAATGAACCCAGCACTTGCTGAGAGCGGGCCTATAGACGGCGTTCCAATGTATTTTGAGGTTCAATCAAGACTTAAATTTACCCCTGTGGAATTTGTGTAATGGCGATATCAACGTTAGAAGCAATCATTAAGAAAATCAGAAAACTCACTGTCTCAAGTGATCAGATCACCGACGATGAGATAATAGATTATATTAACTCCTTCTACCTGTATGATTTTCCGGCAGAATTTCGGTCCCTCGACCTGAAGGATGTTTATACGTTCAACACGATTAAAGGGGTGGATACTTACCCCTTTGATAGAGACCATTGGATTAACGTCCAGGACCCTGCATATGTCTCTAAAAGGATTGTGCGCTTATTCCAGGACCCTCAATCCTTCTACTTTTACAACTTTAACTCGTCTAACCATTGGCAGCAGAATGATGTATTAACTACCTCAACAGGAGTTGACACATTTACGGGAACACTTGGATCAGCTCCAATACTAAGAAGCATCAACAATAATCCTATTGTAAGTACGCAAACATCAAACACGGCTGTGTTCCCCGCTGGCTTTCCTGCAACTTATCCCAATTCAAATATTAATAGAATTCAGAATTTTCTTATCACAGCGAATGTCTCCAATGGAACGACACTTAATGTTACAGATGATGGAGCGGGTAACTTGATAGGTGATATTGGCGTGGGTGTTAACACTGTTAATTATAATACTGGGGCCATAGATGTTACCTTTTCTCAGGTGGTTCCTTCTGGTGAAGATGTGCGCGTCTTATACAATCCTGTACAACTTAACATTCCTTTATCAATCCTATTTTTCCAAGACCAGCTTGTCTTACGTCCTGTGCCGGACCAGGGTTACATTTGTGAGATCGTTGGATATAGAACTCCCTCACAAGCTCTTTTAGGGACGGATACCACTACGAATTATAGCGGCCGACCCGAAATGAAAGAGTGGTGGGAGACAATAGCCGTAGGGGCCTCTAAGAAGATCTATGAAGACCGTATTGACATGGAAGGGGTGGCGATGATGGATAAAATGTTAGTGGAGAGATATAACTTAAATTACCGCAGAACATCAGCGCAATTGGGTAAGCAAAGAATACAAACATTATATAATAGCGAAAGCGATAGCTTCAACTCCCAGGGTCCTTTTGGCTGGGGTAATAATTAGGAGATAGAATGTATAACAACAATGTTCCATTGGGTGGTCAAACCTTAGGGGAAACGCAAAGTCCTATAAGAACAAATTTCTCATTGATCCAGCAACTGATAACTCAAGATCATTATGATTTCAACACAGGTAATCAGGGTAAGCATAAGTTTGTACATTTACCACAAACTACAGTTCCGGGGACAGCTGCCAACGAAGGGGTGGTTTATACAAAAGATGTTGGTGGAATAACAGAATTATTTTATCAAAGAGAAAGCAACGGTACTGAGATTCGTTTAACAGGTGGAACAAATGCAGCTAATGGTTATGCATATTTTGGTGAAAACCTTTTAATGAATTGGGGTACTGGTAGTGTTACTACAGGGGGAAATAAAGGACCGTATACTTTCGCTAAAGCCTATTCTGGTGGAAATCCACCTTATAGCCTGGTAATTTCAAATGAAAAAGCGGGTAATGCAGTAGAAACGGCAGCTTTAGCCATACAAGAAGGAACTATTACCAATGTTCAATTTGAATTAAATAATAGAACTGGGCAAACAAGAACATTTTATTATATCGCAATAGGAACCGCATTATAGTGGGATTCGAACCATCATATATAGCCTCTTATAATTCAGGTTTAGAAAAGAATAAGAAGCCTTTTCTTTTGATGGATACTGCATGGCAAGAATTGACCAATGCTTATTGTTTCCGAGACAGGATTGTAAAAAGAGAGGGGATTCAATTAGCAGGTAGATTAAGGCGTAAGTTTAACTCTGAAGTTACAGCAGCTGTGACACTTAATAATGGTATCAGCTCGTTCAACCTCTATACGCAGCTCGGAATAACAGAGCCTAATGCGTCCATTGAGAGGGGGGACGCCACTTTTCCAATAACGCTTACATTTGCAGCTCCAATAAATGAAGTTTGGACAGATGCTACCGGTACCGGCGTTCTGACGGGCTTTAGCGCATCTTTTAATTTTGCAAACATTAATTATTCTACTGGCGTTGTAACTTATGATAATAATACTGGAGGGGGGATTGGCCCTGGTGTATTAACGAT